GTAGACCTCCTGACATCGGACGGCGTGCCTGATTCCGTTGCCACGCTGTACAAGTACGTTCCGCTCCTGTTCCGGGCGGTGCAATTGCGATGCGATGCTATCTCAAGCGTGCCGGTCAATATTTACAAAGGCGAAGAGAACGAAGTTGACTGGCCTTATCCGACCAAGTTAGGCAACCTGATTTGGCAATGGGAAGCGTCAAACCTTCTGGCAGGCGCGGCTTACGGTGAGATCGTCACGAACAAGTCAGGCTTCCGCAAAGACATCAAGTACCGCAATCCGTTCGATATGGATGTCAAGTACACCAAAGGCGTGTACGAATTCAAGCAGAACTCAAGCGGGGCGGTCTGGTACAACGAGCCCGAAGCGGGCCAGTACCAGATGCTTTACATCAAAGAGTTTGATCCGACTCAAGATACGAATCCGGGCATCGGTGCTGCTAAGGCATCGAACATTGACGCAAAGTTGTTGTATGCGATAAGCAAGTTCCCGGAAATGTACTTTGAGGGCGGGGCAATGCCGGTCACGCTTTTGGGGATTGACTCCAATGACCGCAATGAGATCGAGCGCATTCAAAACTGGTTTAGGCGTTCGGCTACGGCGATCAAAAACGCCTTCCGGGTGCTGGGCGTAAGAGCTGGCTCTATCACGCCGGTCACGTTGACTCCACCGTTGAAAGACTTATCGTTCCCGGAATTGAATGAGATAGCCAAAGACAATATTTCAATGGCGTTTGGCATTAAGCAGACATTATTGGATTCAGAGGCGGCCAACTATGCAACGGCACAGGAAGACCGGCTCTCATTTTACGAAGACACGATCAAACCGCGAGCGCGTTTATTCGCAGACGCATTGAATGAGCAACTATTAGCGCGTGACGGTTTGCGCTTGGAGTTCAAGTTCAGCGAGATGGACTTATTCCAGGAAGACGAGAATGCCCGTGCTGACTTACTGAATAAGTTCGTGAGCGCAAGTGGCAGAAGTTTGCAGAAAAGCGGGTCAAAGAGGGCAAGGAGTTGCGCGAATTTGATACGAGCGTTATTGAACCTTCGTTGCACGGCGCGATTAGTGGAGCATTGGAAGGCGTAAAGACGGCTGAAGAAGTCAAGCGCATATTCGATTCAGTTATTGAGTGGCGAGGTTACCCATAGTGGACGTTCTGAACCGAGACGAGCTGGAACGCCGGTTAGCACGCGTTATATCAAAAGACTTGCGTGCTGAAATGAACAAGTTGCTTGACTTGTTAGGCGACCCGCCTGAATTGAGCAAAGTGCCTTACGAGTATTGGCAAAACGGCTGGAAGGAAATCCGCAAAGACGTTGAGCCTATTCTGGTAGACACCTTTTCACAGCAGGCACTCGGACTTATGGATTATGTCGGGATTGGTGCTGATTGGGCGCAATTCAACATGATTGCGGCTGATTGGGCGCGTTCCTACGCTTACGATCTGGTAACCGGCATGGAAGGCACGACCCACCGCACGCTTGAAAAACTATTGCAGAAAAACGTACCGGGTTACTTTGAAGAAGGCTTGACCTCGAAAGAGTTGGCCGTAAGGTTAGAACCGCAATTTGGGGCAGTTAGATCAGAGATGATAGCTGTGACCGAGACGACACGGGCAGCGGTTGAAGGCGAACGCGCTTATGTACAAGAGTTAGTCAAAGAGACTGGTAAAGAGATGATTCCTATCTGGCTAACCGCAAACGATGACAGGGTTTGTGTTATTTGTGGCCCAAAGAATGGGAAGCCTATCACAGACGGGCAATTTCCACCAGCGCATCCGAGATGCAGGTGCGGGGTTGCTTGGGAGTGGCCTAAGGAAGTGAATAAATAATGGACATTCACGTTGAAGGCGCAGAACAATTGATCGCCAAGCTGACTACGGTTCAGCAGTTCAATAAGGTGAAGGCAGCGATAAGCCAGGAAAGCGTAATGCTTACCGGCAAGCTGAAGCATTATCCGCGCAAGACTTACACGCCTAACCCGCTCATCAAGAGCAATCCGAAAGTCAGGCGGGCGTTCTTTGCCAAAATGAAGGCAGGCGAAATAAGCGTGCCTTACAGACGGAGCGGTGACTTGCGCAAGCATTGGACAGCGACATCGAGTTTAGGCGGGTGGACGGCAACTATTGGTAACAATCTCGGATATGCACCGCTGGTACAAGGATGGGAAGATCAAGTCAAGCGTCACCAATGGAGCGGTTGGCTTACTGATAAGGGCGCAATGAACGTTTATGGTCCAAAGATAAAACAGCGCATTATGAAAGCAATTGAAGAGGAGTTGAGAAATGTCTAAGGAAACACAGGCGGCTAAGGAATTGCAGGTCAAGATACAAGTGCCGAACACAATCATCGAGCGGAGTGAGCCGGCTGAAAAGCGGCTGAAGGCCGACGTTGAATACGAGCCAATGGACTGGCGCGTGCTGGGCTTGCCTTACGGTGGACCGGTGAAAGGGCGCGACTTGGACGGCGAGGCATTTTCAGCTGACACAGATATCTGGCTGAAGGTGGGTGACTTTGTCAACTTGACCTACTATCACGGCTTTGAGCCAGACGAGCCGGGCAAGATGCAGGCGCAACCGGCGTTGATCGGCAGGGCTGAATACACCGGCGCTGACGAACGCGGGCATTGGTTTGAGCCGGCGCTTGACTTGGAAGAGCCGCTTGCCAAACGGCTGGTAGACGCGGGCGTTGAAAAGTTACGAGCGTCTTCCGGCGCGGTGAATCATCTTGTACGAAAAGCGGATGGAGGCATTATTACAACTTGGCCTGTTGGCGAACTGGCATTATTTGACACGAACGAATGGCGAAAACCGGCAAATGACTTTGCCGTTATCGAAGCGAAAGCCGAGCT